TTGAACATAACGAACATTATCTTTTTCATGCGCTTGCAGGCTCCAGTTCTTGTTTAACCAACTGAGGTTTTAACTTTGGTTTGTAGAGGTTTGCCACTTGTCCAACAAATTCAATCGCCATCTTTTGCCAGGTCATTTCCCTTACTTGTTTTAATGCTAAATCTGCTTTCGCCTTAGCTTCTCCATAGTTATTAACCACATGGCGCAGGGCATTTTGTAAGTCCCCAATATCGACCTGACACCACTTGCTATTTAAAGCCTGTGGGCATTTAATAATGTAATTAGGGTCATCAATAGTCTTTAAGCTGTAATTAACTGGGTAAGAATTAGCTTGGTCAAGATAATCGGTTTGCGCGGACCAACCAGCATGGATAACAGGAACGCCCGATGCCATAGCCTCTAAATACTGGAGCCCAAGACCTTCGCCCCTAGAGGTTAAAACAAATGCATCTGCCGAGCGATAAAGAGCCGCCATAGCCTGATTTGATACCTTATCACCGTAAAAAAGTATGCGCGGCGTATTCTCTTGGCTAAATCTCGAGGCTATTTCTTGGAGTCGCGCGACACAATCACGGCGGTTTCTTTTTACGAAACCTCCATAGTGACATTTGACTATTAGGGTTACTGGCTCGGCATCAGTAAACTCTTTAACATAGGCTTCAATTACCGCCTCGAAATTCTTCCGTTCAGTAAAGTCACCAGAGGTGAGGAATGTAAAGCCTTTTTTATTTTGAATCTGCATCTTTGGTCCAATAGGATTGTAAAGAAACGAATCAATCGCGGGCGTTAGTTTATCGACTTTTTCTGCCTCTAATCCAGTTTCAGACCACGCCTTTTTATTAAATTCGCTGAACACAAGAACCTTGTCCATCTTTCGCAAACTATCTATCCATGAAATAGGGCAACGGTCTGTCTCGAAAAGGGTATAACAAATCACAGGAGCTTTCGGTGTTAACGGCTGTCCTTTCGGGAGTTGATAGATGACATGAGGGGCTAATGGATTGACTCTGGTGTTGGTCATTCTTAAAAGCCTAGAGACAATTTCGTTGCTCAAACCAACTCTCTCAGCGTTCCATTCCTGGGCTGGCCTTAACTCTATGTTTACGCCAATCTGGTCTAGAGCAAGTAAAAGGCCGCGCGACAACTGTTCAAATCCTGATTGACCCCAAACGGGGGCGTATACGATAAGTTCCATTTTAAAACTCCCCCGTTACAATCCTAGTCAATAGCCAGTTTGTTCCTGCTGAAACATACCCATACAAGATGTATTCCCACCAAAGTAGTCCTGGGAAAAAATAAACCGAAGAGATTGTTCCAATCCACATACCCATACACACGGAACAATTAAATGGTTTAACGGCGAATTTAGTCCCTCTTATTAGTGTCTTGATTGAGCCAAAGACACCAAAACAAAAGAACATAAATTTGAAAAGTTGAATCCAAGTCACTTCACTTTCCTCCGCAACAATGGGCGGTTTGTCTTAGCATAAACTTAACAGAAACCCAGATGTTCATACAGCCTCCTTTGGTTGGTTTAAATGCACCCTATCATTTGGGTAAAGCTCTTTAATTATTTTATCTCTAAAAGAAGCGGCTTCATATTCAGTAGCGAACCATTTCTGAAGTATGTGTCCTTTGTGATTATATACAGCACCCTTCCATGGTTTTGTTGGGTATCTTGAGTCGTAACAAACACCGCGATATTTAGACGATAGCGGTTTTCCTTTTCTTGAAGATATACCTCTGCTGTTAAGTTGATTCTGACGATTAGTTACATACCTTAAATTTTCTCGGCGATTGTCGAACGTTCTTCGATTTATGTGGTCTACAATTCCATTCGAACGATGGATTTTAATTGCTTCAACTAAACTCAAAAGTTTTTGCCTAACATCTGCGCTGATAACTAGGTCATGAAGTCTAAGAGTAATTTGAACTCTCTCATAGCCGCCTCTGTTTTTTTCAAGACTAAACTTTGATTTAGACACCCATTCTTCGTCACATTTATCTATTATTCTCATGTCACCACCTCCATTTTCATCGGTTTAAGGAACGGTATTTCATGTTGAAGAAACATTCCATTCCAATCATCAAGCACCTTGTCCCATGTAAATTTCGTTGCAAACTCAAATCCTTTATTCGCAATCGAATTTCTATAGGCTCTATCTAAATAAACTTTTGACATTGAATTTACGATATTTTGAATATCTGGAATTGGTCTTTGTGTGAGGTGTCCACCAGTCCAAGTAAAGGAATTGCCAACCGATACAAGTTCAGCCCTTCCATCAGCCCCAAGCTCTGAGGACGCGGCGTAATCTAAAAGAACACATGGGAGGCGCGTTGCCATCGCTTCGAACGTTGGAAGCCCAAAACCTTCTCCCGCGATAAGGATAAATGCGTCTGCTATTTGGTAAATCTTCGCAAGCTCTTCATCCCGAATTAAATGCATTTCGCTAGGCGCATGGGCTACTTGGTCGTAATACATGATGCTGTTATTTCTTAACTTTAGGACATCAAGGAGGTCATCTATCCTCCAACCCATTGAGTCGTTAAAGTTCATGTGAGGCCAGAGGGTCACCTTATCTTTAAACTGAGGGAGCTCTGAGAAAATCTTCCAAGCCCTCAAGAGCTCTGGGATATTCTTTCTTGATTGGTTACGCGAAACCGTCAGGAAAACAAACCTGTCCCCTATTCCCATTTCTTCTCGGATTCTTTTCCTCTCGCTAAACTCAAGAGGTTTAAACATATTTGTATCAACGCCGTGGTATATCGTTTGGATTCTATTTCTTGTTTCCTGGTCAAAGACTGATTTTAAAACGGCTCCCTTGGCGTAATCTGTATAGGCAATAGGAATATCAATATCCTTAACCACCTCCACAATTCCAGGTGGTAAGCCTCCATTGATTGGTTCTCCGTCAACTGGAATATAAGAACACCATTGAAAGAAGCGTCTTGTTCTGCATGAGTGGGGGTCTGTAATGTAGGATAAATTCCAAAAATCCCCAACCGTTAAAAGAACATCTGGCTGAAATTTATTAACGACTTGGTCTAAAACATCTGCCCCATAATGGCTGTTATTTGTGAACCAGCATTTTATTCCTTCAATATCATACCTAGGGAGTTCTGAGTTATGAAACCACCCGATATATCCTACTTCATGCCCATGCTTTACCAAACCAGTCGCAATCTCTCGACCTACCCTACCCTGCCCTGAAGGTAAGTGTGGCGAGTCCGTCATAATTAATATTCTCAATTCACGTCCCTTTCGTATTGGTTATATGTTTCCTGGCAAAGTCGCCTGGTCAAAAAGTCTTGAGCAGTTTAAAGTTATTTGCGCGACTAAAAATTGGGCTTCATCAGAAAGTTGGTAGGCGACATAATCGACATTGTCAATATCCATCGGTTTGTCTAAGTACGGGGAGCCGTCCGTAGAAAGTCTATGGCCTCGAAATACGGAAAGGAAATCGCCAACAAATTCAACGATTCCTTTTCCTTGTCCATTTGGTCTTGTTGGGTCACTAACGATTGAGGACTCGCGCTGGCGGTACTCTAACAAAAGACTCGCTATTACGATGTTCACTGATTCCTTGCGTCCAGTAGCAACCCAACGCTCGACAGTTGAAACGGGGTGGAAAAGTATTTTTGGGAGGCTTCCTATTGTAATGAGGGTAAGTTCTAAATCGGGGTGAACTATCTCAACGCCGCGTACATATTCAAGAGTTTGACCAGCACTCTTATTATCGTTCACTAGCGTCTTACAGCGGTTCAAAATCGTTTTCACGTATCTCTTTCGTTCTCGATATCTCGAATCAGGTTCGGGTCTGGACCAGCGTTAGTTTCATTATCCACATCAAAGATTGGATGTCTATTTCTTTCTCTGATTGATTTTCCTTCGTACGGACTATTTCCTGTGAGCTCAGGAAGTTGAATTTTTCTGCCTGAAATCATTATAAGCATTCCAGTCTCTGGGTCCATGTAATGGTCATAATAGGCTTGCTTTTTTTCTTCGCTAACTTTCCCGAGGCTCGCCGTTGAGCTCCGCAAAGTAAAATATGTGGCAATGTCAGAGGCTATCACGTCGACCATCTTAGGAACTAACTGAGTTGTGGCAAAAGGAATTTGGTCTGCATAAACTGGTTCAAGATAAGTGTTTATCATCCGAGTTGCTTTTACGAGAGATGCGATAATTAAAGACCCAGGAATTTCCTGCTCGCCCGCGTAGTGCCCTGCGGTTGATGGGTCAACGTAAGAATTAATTTCGTTCCTAACGTCACCCGAAGCACCATAAAGCATTTCGGATGAGTCGTTAGGATTTAAGAAGCCCATTTATTCTTGCGGCACTTCTGGTTTTATTGAGTCTGAAATAGTCGCGACTGTGGGAGTTGTTGCTGTGGGGCTTGGGTCCATTTGGATTACTTGCTCAAGCTCTTTCTTCCAAAATTCAATATCCGCGTGTACGCGATTGTATGCAGGTGCAAAATAAGAAGGGACATACATTCCAGAATAAATCATAAGAGCCGTTAATTTTGATATGACTCCATTGATGTCAAAATAAGGCTTAACTGGTTGACCTTCTCCGTCTGAAGCAAAATCAACAGTGGTTTTTAGCGCACTAGATAAGGTTAAAAAAATATCCTCTACTTGTTTGTCGTTTACAGCGGCTTGTTGCTCGTTCGGCATATCTTTGGTCCCTTTCGGTTATACTTTTCCGTCCAATATCATACTGGGCGATTTTTTCTCGATTAATTTCTTCGCGTGGTGTTCTGGAATATCCATCATTTTTGCCACAGCCACAGCAACGGCGTGTCTGTGTCCATCAGGCATTTTTGCTGATAGCTCTTTCGCGCGCTTTTCGTTGTCGTATTCTTGTCTGTTTTGCCTTGAGACATTTCCTCGGGCGGCTTGAGAGGCGGTGAGGATTTGGAAGTGACGACCTGTTGATTTCTTTCCTTTGATAATTATATTTGCCATTTAATCCCTTTCTTCGGTGAGGTTCAGGGGCTTCCAACCGTAAGGCCAGAAGCCCCATCACCTTTACTCGAGCAAACTCCTTACGATAAAACGTCCGTAATAAGATTTGCCGCGTTTGAAGTCACCAACTCTTCAGCCTGAAGAATTGAAGCCTCAATCCACTCACCCCGACGACCATCATCACGGTAGGTCACGATAAGAGGATTCTGCACTCTCATCTGATAACCCCAAGTGACGGCATCCAGAGAAGGAGACATTTCCCGATAGAACACGGGAACTGAATCCGTCCAGATTTTAGAAATCGAGGAGCTCGCGCCCATCTTCGAAGTATCTTCCACCGCACCAGCAATAATGATTGCTAAGTTGAACATGACAGGGGGAAGCTCGCCATTCATCAACAGTTCACGGTTGCCCGCGCCCACGTTAATGACGTAACGAATCAGGTCACGCAGTGTTGAATCGCGCTTGATAACATCCTTCACATTTTCAGGAAGGAGAATCGCGTTCGGTTCTACACCAGCGTTGTTTCTGACAGAATCCTTCGCGGTATCGATGTCGCGCTCGATTGTGGGTGAGGTTCCATCCCACTTCGGTGACGCGGCAACGGTCGCAACGGCGTTATTTCCGTTTTGACAAATCGCTTGGACTCTTTTTTCCTGACCTAGCATGAGCCACTTCATCAGCTTGGCTGTGGTATTGATACGCGGGCGAACTGGTGAATCCGCGTTGTTAATAATACGGTCTGGCAACAGATGACGCAGAGCATATTCCTCAGCGTTATAAGTTGCTGTTGAAGGCACCCACTCAATCTCCCTAGCTACCGAACCAGCAGAGCGCAACGTATCAACGTCACGAAGTTCTTCGCGTGAGAAGGTGTAGTACACATCGGATTCCTTAACAACTGGAATCACGGGGAATACTTCCTCGGACACGAATGCACGGTTGCGGAACTGGAGGGCGAAATTGGTGAGTGGCGTATTTACGTGTACGTCACCAATGTTTGGCATTCTTTATGCCCTCCGAATTTGTAGGAAGCAGGTAATGGTGTCTCCAGAGGTACCCGCCGCGCCAGGATTACCTTCTTCAGTAACTCCAACAATACCATCGCCAGTTGCACCGCCCACGTTTGAAACGCGGCCTTCTGCATCTGACAAGATAAGAGGAATACCTTTGGTAACGGTAGTCGAGATTACCACGAGGGACTTGCCTAGCTGTCTAACACGCACTGTATCACCAGAAGCACTTGTCGCATTCTGAGTAACACCTGCAATATTAGCCGCTTTAGCCGCCCCATAGTTCACAAATCCCTGTGTTGAGGAATAAGTGACCACGCGGTATTGCGCTATCGCCTGGCTTGCGCGGAAGGTATCTTCCATGATTCTCAAATCGCCACGTAATGGCATTTGATACCTCCTGCTTTAAACGTTAAGAGCTTTTTTGTCGTACTCCAGAATTACTTTGCGTGCTTTAATTGCTTGGAAATAGAGATAAGGGCTTCGGAATACGAAACGTCTTTTCCGATTTTTCTCATTTCCTCTTGGAAGGCTTTGGCTTTTTTGTCCAAATCAACGTCGTCGAGTTGGGCTTTGATAACCGCGCCGTCCTTGTGAATCTCCGCAAATTCCACGGACTCTTCCCCACCTTCAGGGGTCTCGGCTGAATAGGAATCAGCACGGCTCAGAATCGAATATGCATTCGATTTCTGGAAACTTTTCAAGAGCTCCTTGAAAAGTGAACGTTGCGTATGTTGGACTTTCTTTCCGTCCTTCATATCGAAGGTCGCTACAACGGTTTCTGAAGTCATGGACTCCATCAACTTTGTCGCGGTTTCCTGCATAGCAGGGGTAATTTTACCTTCTTTTTTGAGTGCTTCGAGGAAGTGCTTATCCTCTTCTATTCTTTTCTCAGCGTAGGCTTTTTCTTTATCTTTTTCTGCCTGCTCTGCTTTTTCTTTGAAAGCCTTAAGCTCTTCATCTTTCTTAAAAGCCGCCGACTTCCATTGCTCCGCGTCTTTGGTTGCGGTTTCTAGCTTGATAGTGAAGTCCTTTTTCGTCTGGTCTAAATCAGTCTGAAAGGACTTTAATTGCTTCTCTAGCTCTTCTGTCGTCATGTTATCACCCCCTAAAATTATGCTACGTCTTTTAAAGCTTTTAAATTTTTCTGCATGATTTCAAAAGATAAAGCCATTTCTTTTGAAACGACTTGCGGCTTCTTTATTTCAAAACTTTGGACCTTGCAAACCGTCCCCTGGCACTCCAAGCACTCTTCCATCAATATTGGAGCCATGCCGCTTACGGCTGGCATTTCGTGACCCAAGAGCGCGATTGCTTTCAGAACATTTTTATAAGTTGGAGCGTCTTCCTTCGTCCCGAGTTTAAACTCAGGGTAAAGCTCAATTGACCGCTCGGGAAAGCGGCGTTCTTTAATGAACGCTACGACTTCGCTCGGGATATTGGTTAGCTTCGCGAACAGGCTATTTGAGCCATCGTCACGCTTTTTAATGTAAACGTCCACCACGTCCCCATAACTTGCCAGCCCTGCCAAGGTCTTTTGATTATCGCGGTGAGTAATTTTTAGCTTCGGGCGAAGCTCGTCTTTTAAGACATGGAAGTTAGAGGCAATCTCGCGCAAATCGTTTTCAGTGAACTCGTCACCGTTGTGAGTTCCAATCCTGAATATTTCCATTTCAACGATTGGCTTCTCTTCAAATTTAGGAACGTTTAATTTCGCGATTGCATTGGACATGCACTTTTCTTGTTCCCCTCCAGTGGACATGCACTCTTTAACAAATTTTTCTAGTGTGTCTGTTTGGTCTGCGCTAACTCCATCAGGGAGAGCAAT